TGACAAACATCGGAATGCAATGAAATTTGTAGGAGCATTTGGTGTACCTGCGACATTAGCTTTACCGCAACTAAACAAATAACAGAATAAACTGTAACAAATTAAAATAACTATATTGCAATATGGCAAGAAAAAAGAATACAATTCCGAGCGGATTTGATGATATACTTGGAAACATCTATTCCAACGCTGAGATCGGCGAAGGAATTACAGATGTCGATGAAGTACTTACACCAAATACTCCACTCGTTGAAGATGATGATATAGAAGAACCGCCAGTGAATACTGAGGACGGCAATAATGAGGATGACACTGTTGATTCAAATGATGACGACAGTCAGATTCCCGAAGGCGTATTAAATGATACGCAAAATATAGAAGATCAAGTAGAAACGCAAATTGAGGAGCCTGTTACAGAAGATACAGATCCTACAGATGCAGATGTACATGAAGCACAGTAGGTATCACTCCTCTTTGATGCAGTTGCGGAATCGCTTGGTTGGAATATGGCAGATATTGATGATAAAGACAAGCCTGTAACTGTAGACGAGCTTACAAACTATCTGGCAGAAACAGTACGACAGAATTCTATTCCTACTTATGCTGATGAGCGTATACAAGCTCTTGACGAGTATGTAAAGAATGGGGGTAAGTTTGAAGATTTCTATAGTGTACAGAAAGAAGCTTTGGATTTAGATTCAATAAATTTGGAAGACGAAAACAATCAAAAAGCAGTTGTGAAAGAGCTTCTGAAATATGACGGCTATACAGATGATCAAATTAATAAACGTTTGTCAAGATACGAAGATGCCGACATGTTGTATGAGGAATCTGAAGATGCTCTAGAGAGATTAAAAGGTATCAGGCAGAAACAAGCTGAACTTGCTGCACAATAGCAGGAAGAGTATGCTAAACAACAGCAGGCTCAGCAAAGAGCTTTCTTTGAAGATGTGACTAAACAGATTAGTCAGCTTACTGATATTAGAGGCATCGCCATTCCTAAAGAAGATCGCAGAGCTCTGTTTGACTACATATTTAAAGTAGATCAGGACGGAGTATCACAATATCAAAAAGATTTTAATAAGAATCAAACTAAAAACCTTATTGAATCTGCGTACTTTACTATGAAAGCTGATGCTCTTATCTCTAGTGCAAAAAAGAACGGTGAGTCATCCGCTGCTGATAAACTTAGGAAAATGTTAAGGCATAGTACAAAGAATCATAGTACATATAATGCCGATGAAAAGTAGAAGTCAGTATTAGATCTTGCATCAGGTCTATTCTGAGAAAAATCAATTAAAAATAATATATGAACAATACAATTCTTAACAATCTCCAGCTGTATCGTGGACGTCGTTTCTCGGACCTGGTAGATGAGAACATGATTTCTAATGCACTGCTCACTAAGCCTCATGAGGTGAGTGGTCTTCTTTCACTGGTGTTCGGCACTAAGGACGATGGTGTGTCGACAGCCATTGATCTGATTACCGGTGGTCTGGGTAAGACCATGATTATTGAGAATCGCGAATATGAGTGGTCTGTGATGGTTGATAGCGAGCATGCTGTTAACATCCGTTGGGCTAAGTGGAATGGTCAGACAATCGATCTTTCTAACTATGCTACTCTCACTCCTGGTCTGAATGGTACTCCCATTTATCTCGGCCTTGAGGAGCGTTGGTTTGGTCCTGGCGCAATCCTCTCATTCGATGATGTGAACTTCCAGGTTCGCGTTAATGGTGTTCCCTATCAGGATGGCAGCACTTGGGTATATGAGTGCTATGTTGCTGAGGGTTTCTCAGGTGCTTATATTCCTGGTGAGTTCCTGATGCCAGGTCGCCAGGTGAGCCGTATCGGTTCAGCTTACGAGGAGTACAGTGATGAGGCAGATATCATCAACTATCAGACTCCGTTTAAGATGCGTAACAATCTTACTACGCTTCGTCTGAGCTATGATATCACTGGTGATGCTTATAGCACTGTCCTCGCTATTGCTCTGAAGGATCCCGAGTCTGGTAAGACTTCATATCTCTGGTCTGACTATCAGTACTGGATTGCTCTTCGTGAGTGGAAAAAGCGTGAGGAGAAGTTCCTCCTGTTCTCTAAGTCAAATCGTAATGCCGACGGTACTTATGCTATGAAGGGTACGAATGGACGTCCTGTTCCCATCAGTGCTGGTCTGTTCGAGCAGATTAGCCCCGCTAACGTTCGCTATTACACTCATCTGACTGCAGAACTTCTTGAGGATTATCTGTTCGACCTCTGCTACAATATCCTCGGCACCAACGAGCGCAAGTTCATCGCTCTGACTGGTGAGATGGGTATTCGTGAGTTCGACCGTATCCTGAAGGAGAAGGTGGCTTCCTTCAATATGATTGACACTGTGTTCGTGACTGGTAGTGGTCAGAACCTCACCCTTGGTGGACAGTTTACTACTTATAAGATGACCAACGGCATTGAGCTTACTCTCAAGCGTTGTCCTCTGTTTGACAATATGGAGATGTTCCGTCAGCTTCATCCTCTGACTGGCAAACCCCTTATGTCATATACGTTCCTGTTCGTTGATCTCGGTCAGCGTGATGGTCAGGCTAACGTTGTGAAGGTTTGCCGTAAGGGTCGTGAGTTCGTACAGTGGTTCACTGGCGGTTCTGTTGCTCCTAACGGTTACGCTAACAGTATCACTACGCTGCGTTCTAACAGCCGTGATGGTTACCAGGTTCACTTCCTTGGTGAGATGGGTATCATGCTTCGTAACCCGCTGTCTTGCGGTATTCTGTACTGCGATGCTGAGGATACTGAGAT